CGCGACATGGTCCAGGAGCAGTGGCTACTGGTGAATCTCTGGATGAGAAGTGGGAATTCTCCCGCCTCTACGACCAAATTCATCAGTATTACCCCTACTACGACTACTATGTCGCAGGAGGAGGTAATGAGCTCATCGACCGAAGGAACTGGTACCGATCTCTTGATCGACTTAAAGCCGGTCAAGCGAAAGTTGTCCTTGTTCCTAAGGATTCGCGCGGTCCGCGGCTCATTTCTGCTGAACCTTTGGAATACCAATGGATCCAGCAGGGACTCGGCCGAAAACTGGTCCAACTCTTCGAAAGCTCGAAGCTCACGAAGGGTCAGATCAATTTTACGCGCCAAGATATCAATCAGCAGCTTGCGACGAGTAGTTCAACTACTCGTCAGTTTGCTACTCTTGATCTCAAGGATGCGTCGGACAGGGTTAGCCTCGAATTGGTTCGAAGAATTTTTGGAGGAACTCCGGAAGTTCTTCGGGCCTTAGAGGCTACTCGCACGACAGAAACCAGGCTTCCGACTGGGGAAGTCGTCCACCTCAGCAAATATGCACCGATGGGATCGGCTTTATGCTTTCCTGTCGAAGCGTATGTTTTCTGGGTGACTTTGGTTTCTGCGATGGTGCAAACCACTCGCATGCCACTCCAGAAGGTGAGTAAGCTCATCTACGTATATGGTGACGATATAATCGTCCCAACAACGTGGGCTGAGCGATGTATACATGTCCTAGAATCTGTTGGCTTACGAGTCAACACTTCTAAGTCATGTATCCATGGTTTCTTCAGGGAGAGTTGTGGAGTTGACGCCTTTAAGGGTGTTAACGTCACTCCGATCCGTTTGAAGAAACTATGGACTGGGCGGCGCTCGGACGGCACTGCCTTTGTATCCTACACTGCCCTTGCTAACAGCTTGTTAGAGAGAGGGTATGTAGGTACCAGCGACCTGATGTTTACCCTAGTCGAGGGAACGTATGGGAAGCTCCCATACGGTACTCGATCATCTGGGTTTCCATGCAGGATCGTCCGCGATCGACAAGTAGCAGAGAGGTTAAACCTTTCCTCCACTCTGTCGAGGTGGCGCAGTGATTACCAGCGACTCGAGTTCCGTGTCCGGTTTTCTTCTCCAAAGAAGACCGGGTCTACTCTCGATGGCTGGCCTCGTCTTCTTCGTGCACTAGTGCACCAAGCAGGCGAGGAACCGTC